ATATACCTGAAATTGATTGGAATAATTTCAAATTGGTTGGAACCCAAAATTATATGGTAAATGCGTATTATCGTCCAACTAGTAATTCTATTTATGTTCCTTTAGCATATTTACAAGCACCCTTTATTGATTTAAAAGAAAGAGGATTAGAGTATAATTTAGCGTTTATTGGTTATACGATTGGTCATGAATTATCACATTCACTTGATGATATGGGTAGCAATTATGATGCGGATGGAAATTTAAATAATTGGTGGAATGATATTGATAGAAAAAAATTTAAAAAGAAAATGAAAGATGTAGTCAACCAATATGAATTATATGCAAAACGTGATGGAATTATTTTTGACGCTCAATTAGGAGTGGGCGAAGATTTAGCAGATATTAATGGTATTTCTTTAGTTGAAGAATATTTATTAGAATTTAATAAAAGCAATAATATTTTAAACCTAACTAATAAAATTTCATTTGAAGGATTTTATATTTATTTAGCAATTCAAGGAAAGCAAATGATTAATAAAAAGGCGTTAAAATCTCAATTAAAAATGAATCCACATCCTTTAGAAAAATATAGATGTAATGCTCCATTGGGGAGATTAGAAATATTCAAAACTATTTTTAATATAAAAAAAGGGGATAATATGTGGTGGCATAATAATGATACTATATGGTAAATTACATAATTCGTAATTTTACATTTAGGAATTATATTTATAATTTAGGAATTATATTTATAATTTAGGAATTATATTTATAATTTAGGAAATTTATTTATAATTTAGGAATTTTATTTATAATTTAGGAAATATATTTATAATTTAGGAAATTTATTTATAATTTAGAATTTATATTTATAATTTATTAATTTCACATTTAGGAATTTATTTTAATATTTTGATTATATATAAATGCATATGTTACATTCTCGTTCTGCTAAGCGTTCAGCCCGCCGTTCAGCCCGCCGTTCTGCCCGCCGTTCTGCTAAGCGTTCTGCTAAGCGTTCTGCTAAGCGGTCTGCAAGTCGTTCTGCCAGTCGTTCTGCCAGTCGTTCTGCAAGCCGTTCTGCTAAGCGTTCTGCTGCCGCTGCCGCTGCAGCAAGTCGTTCTGCCAGTCGGTCTGCTGCCGCTGCAGCCGCCGCTGCTCGATCTTAAATTTATTTAATTATTTAGAAATAAAAATTATATATAAAAAATAAAATTCATTTTATTTTATTTTTTATTTAATTGTTATATTATTGTTTCATCTTGCGTACATTAATGCCGCAGTACCAGATGTAAAAGTAAGAACGTTATATCTTTCTTCTAATACAGTAAGATCATAATTATAATCATATATACGCCACGTTGGTTTATTTATACCAATAATGTTACCTTCCCCATCACATATTTCTAATACCTGAACGTTACTCTCTAGTGGAGGTTGATATGTTTTAAATTCAAATTCAATATTATTAAATTTACTTAAATTCATTGCTCCGCTTGGTTGAAAGTCAAAAGGACTTGTTTGTAAATTAAAATTATAACAGTATAATCCATCAGGCGAATTTCCAGAAGTCCTTACATATTTTTCTATATAATTAAAAACTCCTGCATCAAACTCATTTTCTCTATATTTTCCATCAAGTATTAAAGACCATTTATACATAATATCTTTTTGATTCTCTTCATGATAGCGTCCAGTTAACCATATTTTTGTATCATTAATTCCAGAAGTAGTGTTTAATACTACAGAAGGGTTAGTTCCTGGATTATATAACGATGAACCACCAGGACAAGGAGATTCAGTTATTGGCATTTTATATACATTTGTTGCTGTTTTAGGATCAATTAAATCATATGGTAAATAATTATAAGGCCAGTTTGTATAATTTGACCATTCATTTCTCAAATAAATATCGCTTCTTTGAAAATACCACATCCAATTAGCAACCATACCTAAACTATCTAATTCAACTTTTTTAGAACCAGTGACATTATGATATGTATATTCATATACTTCCTTAATTAAATATTTTTGTTCATGGGAAGCAAAAATCTTAACTTCATCTTCTGATAAAAAAGCATAAGTACTAATTAAATGAATATCTGCTGCCCAGTTTGTTCTTTTATCATCATAAATTAAATCGCCTGTTCCTTCAACTGGTTTTGGCGGAGGTTGTAAAAAGCGGTGAAATTGAAGTTTTTCTTCATTTTGATTTGGGTGAATATATGACAATTCTGATGGTGATGTAACATCTCTTATAATGAAAAGTTCATTAACTGGTCTTAACTCAACTTCAATATGAAATTCATTGTATTGTAAACTTACTAATGGAAACGCCATTTTTGCTGCTAAGGTAAACCATATATTAAGAGGAACATATAATTTTCTAGAGCGAATAGAAGGTTCTGGTCCATATCCTTCTAGTGGGTCTTCATAATACGCGCTAGGATATACATTTATTCGTGACCCAGAATTTGCTGGATCATTTAATTCAGCAATATTACCAGTCATATTGTAATAAATTTTTTTCTTAGTTTCAGTAAAATCTCTCTCTACTAAATTATATAAATATTGTCCTGAAAATTTTTGTATAACTTGACCTCCTACTAAAAATTTTACTTCTTTTATCATTTGAGTTCCTAAATTTTCAATCCATTTAAATTCATACGGCAACCATTCTCCGCTACAATCTTTAGGTGGAAGAATTGGACTCCATATTGTTGGAAGTGTAACAACCAAATAAGTATCCATTAGTAAATCAGCATACCGCGATATTTTAAAATCAAATTTAGAAGATTCATTCATTCGTAATGTCCGTGAACCATCAAAATCAATTCGAAATTTTTGAAGACCAAAATTGGTATATTTAGAGTAAGCACATTTAAACATAGTTTTTGAGGGATTCCCATTAAGTATTAAATTTTGATTTCCATAGGATACTAAATTTAATAACCCACCAGGCATTTATGTATAATATATTATAATACTAATATATTATTAGGAATATTATTTAACTATATTTATAATAAATGTATATTTATTAATCTATAAAAAATATACATTTATTATAAGTAACTAATTAATTAATTAATTGAATATTAATGAATAACAATAATAATGAATTCATAAAATTTTCTGCTATTTTTTTATTTAGTATAATTATTATTTATACTATTGCATGGATATACAGTAAACTTCATTTAAATGATAAAAACTGTAATCAATTACAAAAATTATATACTGATTTCCCGTTAATAAAAACAATTAACCCAAACAATCAAGAACAATTTACTTATAATCTACGCGATTATTATATAAAAACCGCATATAATTGCTGTTCTGCAGGTAACTATAAAAATGATTTTGTTAATATATGTGCTCTTAAAGAATGTATTAAACAAGGAGCAAGATGTCTTGATTTTCAAATTTTTTCACTTAATAATGAACCAGTTATCGCTGTATCTACTTTAAATGATTTTACTATAAAAGAAACTTATAATAGTATTCCTTTTTCAGAAGCAATGGAAATCATCCAAGATTATGCTTTTTCAGGCAGTACGTGCCCTAATTCAGGCGATCCTTTAATTATTCATCTACGAATTATGAGTAAAAATAATATAATTTATGATAAAATGGCAAACACATTATATAATCGTTTAGAGTCTAGATTATTAGGAAAAAAATATAGTTACGAAAATAATGGGAAAAATTTAGGAACAACCCCTTTAAAAGAGTTAATGGGGAAAATTATTTTAATTATAGATAAAACAAACGCATTGTTTGAAAATACTACATTAGATGAATATGTAAATATCGCAAGCAATTCAGTTTTTATGCGTTGTCTTCGTTATCATGATGTAAAATATACCACCGATATGGATGAATTAATTGAATTTAACAAAAAACAAATGTCTATTTGTTTGCCTGACCTATCTATCAATACAATTAATCCATCAGCGTCCCTTTCCATGAAATACGGATGTCAAATGGTTGGTATGTCTTTCCAGAATTTTGATACAAATATGGAATTTTATGATGAGTTATTTGATAATGCTGGTTCTGCTTTTGTTTTAAAACCAGAAAATCTTAGATATATTCCGGTATATATTAAACTCCCGCCTCCTCCTACTGATTCAACATCATTTAAAACACGACCAATCACTTCTGATTTTTATTCTTTTACTATTTAGAAAATTTGGTTAAATCAAATCTAATTAGAGAGAATAGAAAATTAATCTAGTTTATATTATATTATATTCTTAAAATATATAATATTATATTCTTAAAATATATAATTAGTGATATTTAGTAATGAGTGATAAAAAAAATTGTATTACTGAAAAAAAAACATTAAAAGAAAAAGAAATAGAAATACTTCGAGAATCAGTTGATGATATAGAAAAAACAGAAAAAATAAAAAAAGCGACATCACCTATAATAACAAAAATTATTGAAATTTTAGAAGATTTTTTAAGGGAAAAAAAATTAGTATGTTATGGCGGAACCGCGTTAAATAATATTCTTCCAAAAGAAGACCAGTTTTATGACAAAAATATTGAAATACCTGATTATGATTTTTATTCCCCAACCGCACTAGAAGATGCGAAAGAATTAGCAGATATTTACGCAAAATTAGGATATGATGACGTTGAAGCAAGAGCAGGGATGCATGTAGGAACATTTAAAGTTCAAGTAAATTTTATTCCTATTGCTGATATTACCTATATGGAAAAAGAATTGTTTTATAATATTCAAAAAAAATCAATAAAAATTAATGGAATTTTATATGCTCCTTCAAATTTATTAAGATTAAATGTATATAAAGAATTATCAAGACCAGCAGGCGATATTTCACGCTGGGAAAAGATATATAAACGCTTACTATTACTAAATAAACATTATCCTATTAAAAAGCGCGAATGTGATTCTGTACAATTTATGCGTGATTTTGAAGGGTCGTCTGAATTATCAGATACATTATATACTACAATAAAAAAGTCTATAATTAGTCAAGGATTAATATTTTTTGGAGGTTATGCCGCAAGTTTTTATAAAAAATATTTACCTAAAAAAACAAAATCATCAAAACACAATATACCTGATTTTGATGTACTATCTGAAAATGCTGAAAATTCGGCATTACGAATAAAACGCGATTTAGAATCAAAAGGTATTAAAAACGTAAAAATATATAAAAAACCAGGAGCCGGTGAGATTATTGCTCCACATTATGAAATTAGTGTGAATAATGAGAGTGTATGTTTTATTTATAACACGTTAGGGTGTCATAGTTATAATACAATCCGAATAAAAAATGATACTATAAAAATTGCGTCAATTGATACTATGATAAATTTATTTTTGGCATTTATTTATGCGAATCGTCCATATTATGACGAAGATAGAATATTATGTATGATGCAATATTTATTTAAAGTTCAATCTAAAAACAGATTATCTCAAAAAGGGTTATTAAAACGATTTAATAAAGAATGTTATGGAACTGAGGCTACGTTACTCTCTATTCGTGAAAATAGATCACTAAAATTTAAAGAACTAAAATCATCTCGTGGAACAAAAAAATATGACGAATATTTTTTAAAGTATGCTCCGGGAGAGAAAAAAATAAAAAATAAAAAAACTATTAAATCTCGTAAAAATAAAACCAAAAAAATCAAAAAAATCAAAAAATCATATAAAAATATATTTTGAATTATCAAAATTAACTAATGTATATATTATATTATATTATATATAATATACATCATCGCGAATCATGCTATTATACAAGAATCCGATGAGCAATATCTCTAATTAATAATTTACTGATTTGAAATATCCTATTATACATTAATGAATTTTTAATATTTTCAGGAATATACATTTTAATAAAAACAATCCATTCAATTATGGAAATAATACCAATAAATAATA